CAAACGGCGCGGCTCGTTCAGCCAAGACGATGCGATGATTGAGTTCGACACAGATGAACCCATTTGCATCGTCGGCCTCTCGGACACGCACATCATGTCGTGGGCGTCGGATCACGATCTTTTCGAACGCATCACCGACGAAATTATCAACACGCCCAACCTATACGTGTTCTGCTTGGGTGATCTTCAGCAAATGAGCATCAGGCTCAGAGGCGTGCTTGAAGTTTCCGACAATATGTTTCCGCCTGAGTACCAACATCGCTACATTGAGTCGTGGCTAAATGACATTCAGCACAAAATCATCCTTGCCTGCTGGGACAATCATGCGGTCGTGCGGGAAGAGGACGGCACCGGGTTTTCCGGGTTCGCGGACCTAATGAAGCGCCGCGTCATCTGGCACAACGGCATCGGGCATCCCACGATTCGAGTTGGCGCGCAAGTCTACAAGTTTGCGATTAGTCATCATTTCAAGTTGCGCAGTCAGAACGACCCAACGCATGGGCCGACGCAATACCTTCTTCGCGAAGCCCATGATCGAGAAATTGCGTGGGCGGGCGATAGTCATATCCCAGGCTTAAAGTATTTCACCCACGGCCCTACCGAAAAGCTCGCCCTCAATTCCGGCTCAACCCAGGTGAACAGCGGCTACGCCAAACGCTATTTCTCGTTGACAACCCACCCCATCTTTCCGTGCGTGACGCTTGACCCGCACGAACATATGTTCACGGCGTATTGGAGTGTTAATCATTGGCTAAGGTCGAAAGAACGCCGGTTGCCTTTGGCGGCATAATGTAGTATAATGTCTCCCATGCGGGATAGAACAGCGGCAGTTCGCCAGCCTCATAAGCTGGAAGTCAGGGGTTCGAATCCCCTTCTCGCTACCCTAGCTCACGAGAACGTGGGTACCACTACACGTTCTCGCGGTTAGGTCCGGGGTTAGGCCTCCGCGAATTCCCTCCGCAGGTTTCGACTGCGCAATGAAAGACCGAACTCATTGAGTCCGGTCTTTCTTTTACCCCCTCCAGACTTTGCAATCACCCCAAGAACTTCCTATTTTCGCTTCGGTGTCCAGAAGGGCACAGCTTGGAAACGGCCACGTCTGCATCTCACGTTGAATGAGTTCGAGCGCTTCTGCTTCGCGACCTTCACGAAGTTCGCAACATAAACTATCATGTACCATAAAGAGAATTGAGCCAAGGCGTCGAGCTTTGAGTTGCGGTTGAATCCGAATCGCCGCCGCTAGGTTTAGATCACTTGCGGTGCTTTGCACCGGAAAATTCACAGCCTGGTTCAAAACGTTGTGCTTATTGTTGTGCGTGACGAGGTGCCAGCGACGAACGCGCCCGAACGGGGTCACGCTTCTGCCGACGTTCAAAGCGAGTCGGTGTTGGGCGTAATACCACCAGTGGTACTTCGGCGCGACGGCGAAGAAGCCATCGACCAGATGTTGCGCGGTTTCGACAGAACAGCCAATTTGCTGGGCGATGGCGGGCGCTTGTCTGCCGTACATGATGCCAAAGGTCACTCTTTTGGAGTTGTAGCGTTCAACTCCGGTGACTTCCAGACTCCGGCTTGTTGAGCATCTTCGCGGCCATAACTCGGTGAAAATCGCCTGACATAATGGCCTCGCCCAGCCCCTCATCCTGGGTTAGATGCCAAGCCACTCTTAGTTCCAGTTGGGCGAAATCAATTTCGGCCCAAACGTGGCCCGGCGACGGCAGGAACATGCGCTTGATAGATGCGAACCGGCGCTCCCCGGTCTTCTCGTCAGCCAGTGAGTCCTCACGCGGAATGGTCTGCAACGCGGGATCGCCCATCGAGAGCCGTCCTGTTTTCGCACCGAAAATTTTGAAATTTGGATGAACGCGGCCATCTGTGCGAACGTGTTTGGAAATGCCATGCACATAGCTTGACATCATGTGGTTGGCAAGTTGGTAATCTTCAAGTAGTTCAACGAAGGGATGCCCTTGATGGTCATCTCGCCACGTCGCGTCGGTGGAGCGGTTGCCCTCCGTCATCGACATTTTCAGGTGGTCGAAAACAAAGCTGTGCAATTGTTTAGGAGAATTCGGATTGAGCGGAACACGCACGCCTTTTCGCTCTGAGGCTTTCGCTAGCGCCCGCTCTTCCGAGAGTCCTTGGTCGATAAAATCTTGATAGCCGAATGCGGTTTTGTCCCGTTTCGTCGTGATCTTGTCATACTGCTTCCAGTCCTTGATGTCGGCGTAACCTGAGACAGCGGTACGAGACGCTTCAATGCGCGGCGTCCATTCCACTTCGAGTTCACTGAGGTACGTGAGATCAACTAGCACCCCCTGCGATTCGATTTCCGCAAAGAGCCGTTGCGCGGGCATCAAGAGATCGTAGGCGAGATCGAGCGTGCCTTCTTCGACGCACAGCGGGGTAAGCGCGGCGCGAAGACGCTGGGTCATTACCACGTCGTAGACCGCGTATTTCGCCAGAAGATCGCGCGGCACATCCGCCCAGGAGTTCTCTTCCTTGTTGACGAACTCCCGCACTTCTTTCTCATAGAAGCCCGCGTTGAGCCACGTTCGGGCTTGCGTCTTCAGACCAATGCGTTGCGCGATCTCGGTGGTTCCCATCGCCAGGCACAGGGTGTCTACGATGTGCTCTGGCACCACCCCAAACTCTCGGGAAAGAATCTGAATATCGAATGAAGAGTTGTGCATAGACCAAGTAAATCGAGCGTCTCCCAATAATTCCTTGATACGCTGACGAAGTTTTGAACCCCCCGCAAAGCAATTTGGGTACTCGATCGCGATTCCTCCGTCTTCGTTGCCAATAGCGATGAGTAGGAGGGCAGCGCTAGTTGTGTCCAGCCCGTCGGTTTCAACGTCGATGGACAAGTCATACCCAAAGTCTCCCTTCAAAATTGAGTTCAGATAATAATGAATGCGCTCGGGCGCTTCGACATGTTCCCAAAAAATCTTCTCATCCTCCGCAGGCAAGATTATTGAACCGTCCGCCAGCTTCGCGGCCCGCTTGACGGTGGTCAACACTCCCTCAAAGAGTTCTTCCCGCCCGTGCATGACGATCGCGGGATTGTAGGTTGGCAACATGGGGATGCCGTTGTAGCGCCCCGCGACGCCCTCAAGCTCGGAAAGCCGTTGCTTACCTGGAAACATCGACGCCGACGCCGTGGTGCCAACCGTCAGAATTGCCTTCGGTTGAATCGCGTCAATCTCAGCCAGCAACCGCGGGCGGCAGGCGGCAATGGCTTCTTTCGGCGGCGGCACGTCTTCCCCCAAGGTATTCTTCGACCGACACGCAACTGCGTAGGTAACGAACGTCTCTTTGCGCTCCGTGCCCGCTTCAATCAGCGTGTGGTCAAGCAGTTGCCCCGCCGCGCCCACCATTGGGCGGTTTTCGCGGTTCTCATGCCAACCCGGACTGTCGGCAATGACCATAAGCTTCGCGTTCGGGTTGCCCGCGCCGCGCACAGGCTTTTTGAGCGGCAGCAGCGGACACTTTTCACACTGGCACAGGGTGTAAAGGTCGGTAATCGTTGCGGTCATGCTGCCTCCACTGTTATCCTTTGTCACACGATTAAAGAGAACAGGTGCCGGTTTTGGCTCCTGTTCATCGCTTCATTGTTTCGCTCTCTTTACGCTTCCTCTTCTGCGGCCTCTAACTCCAGCACGTTCGGATACGCTTGCGCTCTCGTCAAAAAACCACGCTCGACAAGATATTCCAAAACTAATCGTCCAACGATATTGGACATAGAGCGGTCTTCGTACGCGGCGGCAATCTTCAACCCCCGCACTTGCTCTGTTGTGAAGAGGACGCTGACTACCCGGTTACTCGGCTTGATCGCCATAGTCTTATCCTTCGCTACTATCGTGTTCTCTTCCTCCTTGGTGCTATGCACTCATCTTATCAGTTCAGTTCCCAAAAAAGCTAGCCCGTGTGCGAGCGCGTCTTTCGCGTGATGCGGCCCATCAGGCAATAACCGCTCGGCGTGTCGCTAATTGATGTTTTCGTTGTTGGGGGGCCTGAGAAAATAACGTCAATCCCCACGACTGACATAAGAACTCAACAAATCCCACCATTTTGATCGTATGCACCGCTTCTTGCGTTCTTGGCCCCGCCCCGACGTAGGACTCGATGATGATAGCCTTGTCCGTTACCGTTTCTTCCAAGAATGTTTGAAGCACCTCGTAAACTATGACGGGAGATTGCACGTCTTTGGCATAGACGACGCTGCTCGACTCGTCATCGTAAAGCGCGATTCCGGTTGTCACACCAGGGTCAATTCCAAGAACCAACATTGATTATGTCCTCTGTCGGGGGGAGCGGAATGGACGCTCCCCCAAACGAGCTAAGCGGCCCTCCTCGGCCACGCGGATGTTTCAATCCTCGTCCCGCTTGGGAGCGAAACGCCAAGTGGTGGTCTATGCAGCTTTCTTTGGCCACGCGGACGAAATCGGATTGTCGGCGGGGAGCACCTTCGCCACTTCGTTGCGGGCGGCGTACTCACCCTGTGCGGGGCGCGTCTTGAGCGTCAGAGTTACGGGAATGCCAATGATGCTCTCCATCACGTCGTCGATGATGAGCGGATCGTCCACATCGGGATAGTCGTCCACTTCGGACGCGAAGAGAATGTCCCGTTCGCCATCAAGATCGCCGTCGTAGCCCGCGGCGGTAATCATGCGCTTGAAGGTCCAGATGGAGTTGGCGTGGAAGATATGGTTTTCCCAAATCTTACCGCCTTCATCGAGCGCATACGTGACTTCAATCATTGGCGCACCCGAGGTCTTTTGTCCCTTCGAGAGCCCCTTGTTTTTCCAACTTGCGACCACGGCGGTGTAATCGCCGTCAGGCCGAACTTCGAACTGTTGACCCTTCATATCCAATCGAACTGGGGGCATGTGTTTTGTCCTTCTCGCTAAATTCCGTAGCTTCGTAGTTCCTTTTGGTGATGCCCTGGCGGCAGCTTACATGACGCTACCCTCCCCACGCATCGCGGCAAAGATGGTCGCCATCGTCGGATTCTCGATGAACTTCGGAATCCGTTTGGCGGTCACGGGTTGTCGGACTTTGGCGATAAACTTGCTCGTACCTTCAAAATAGAGCGTGCGTTTATCCGTCTTTGGATCGAACCGCAAGAGCGCCACCATATCAACCGTGGCGCAAATTTTATTCACGGCTCCGGGAGTCATTCCGGGCTCCGTTCGGTAGAACCCACTATCTTTCGGGGTTTCTTGCTCTTTGGAGAGCGAGGTAAAAATGGTGTTTATTTTACGCTTTTGGGTAAGTTCACGCATGAGTCGAACAACCGCGTCGAGCCGATCATTAACAATTCTGTATCCAGGTTGCGTGATATTTTCAGCCTTTCCTCTTCCGGTCACGGACTCAATTGACAATGTTTGTGCTTCCGTGAGCGAGTCAACCACCACCGTTTTGAACGTATGTTTTTCAATCGCAAGCGTCGTGACAATTCTTGTCATCTCATCAAGAGACTCGGGACGATACACCGCAATATCCGGGCGATCCCCAAGAGAAAGGGTGCCGCCCTCAAGGTCAAGAAAAAGCACATCCGCGCCGAACGGAGAATCTTGCGCGGACGCGGCGAGCGTCGTTTTCCCTGTGCCCGACTGTCCATAAATAAGCAAGTTGAGCCCAAAGGATTGCCCAACGTCGCTAGCACGCATCAAGTGAAATTTACCCAGGTCCGCCAACTTCGGCGGCACCAATACGGTGTCTTTCGCAATCGCCACACTCATTACTTATCTCGTTCCTTCTTCAACTCAGACTTCAGAATAAACCGCCAGCGCGACAAAGAACTTGGCGCGACCGGGACTTCCGTCGATACGTGATTTGACTGCACATAGCGAGTCCAAGCATCCAGCAACGTTTTTGGTGCGGGCACGTCGGAGGCAGCGCTGATATTTTCTCCGGTAATGACTGAATCAACATCGTCACCCATATTTACCGTTTCAAAAACTGGTCCTGAAACTCCCGCCGCCTCTTGTTTTTTCACGAAGAGGTTGATGGCAATGGCCATCTCATTCGCTGTTCGCGCCAGTGTGGCTTCGGTTATGCGTAATGTCATTTCGTTGTCTCCTATTCCTTAAGCTGCAAGCTCAAATTCGACTTCTTCGCGACCCATCTTGAATGACGCGCTTCCTTCATTCTTGACGTAGAACTGTTCCTTGACCCATTGCAC